GTCTCGACGATGACGAGGTCACCGGCCGAGTGGATGTCCGTTCCCTGAGCGGAGTTGAGGTTGGACGCGGCAGTCGAGTCGAGGACCGTGAACACAACGTCGCTGTCGCCGTTGGTGGTGGCGAAGGTCACGGTGTCGGCGTCGGTGAGACGCGCGGCCGCCGCGATGTTGGTCCAGATGGCCTCGGCCGCGGTGCCGTCCGCGTCGATCACGGGGACGATATCGTAGACTCCCGCAGAAGCCTCGCGGATCTCCAGCGTGATGTACTCGGACGCCCCAAGGGGCTCGGCAGCGGCCGACGCGGCGCTCTGCGCCTGAAACAGGTAACGGCCGACGCTGAGCTGGTCAACGTAGCCGAAGTTGTAGACCGCCGAGTCACCGCCCGACACGTCGGTACCACCCGCCGCAAGGCGGATGTCCTCGGTGCGGAAGCCGACCTCGCGCAGGACGGGGTCGCGCTCCTTGGCGGCGGGGCGCTCGGAGGCACCGCCCGCGCCATCCTCAAGACGAGGACCGCGCCGGGCGGGAGTGAATCGGGTGTTCTTGATAGCCATGAGTCAGGGCTCCTTGGTTTAGGCGTCGTCGATCAGCTCGATGGCGCACTCGGGGCGGAGGGTTCCCATATTGGACTATATCATTATCCGCTACGTCTACTGGGGTTGGGGATCTCACGGTTGAAAAGACGAGCCCCTGACTGAATCTCAGCCAGAGCCACCTTTCCCTCCTTGAGGTACGCTTCCTCCCGGGTGGGGAGGTTGCGGTGGACGATCACCACGTAGTCGTGGTACGTCTCGATGTTCCCCTGTCGTCGGTGTCTCTTGTACCACTCGGCGTGGTCGTCGGTACGCTGGAGCCCGCCGCCCTTTCGGCACGACGTGGCCCGGCTGAACGACCCGCTCCCCACATACACGGTCTCGCCCGTGACGGGGTCCACGTGCTTGTACACACAGTGGCCGTACTTGCGGTCCTGCTCGGCCCGAACGGCTGACCGCTTGGCGGTACGCTCGCTGCTGGGCGCTGCTTCCCGCCACTTGCGGGCGTAGCCGCGGCCCTTTTGACGCCGCCGCTTGGCGGAGCAGGGGTCGCAGTACTTGTGACACTGACCCTTACGGGGCACTTCGGCCCCGCAGGTCTGACAGATGATTGTAGACATGGCACTCCGTAGTCGGAGAATGGATACCTAGCGCTTCGGCCGTTGTCGGCCTACTCCCTTGCGGGATAGTCTCTGCACCTTCCCCGGTCCCACCCGGGGCTTGGCTCAGGGTTCTTGGGTAGTCCCCTGAGTTCACTAGGTTTTACGGCGGCAGAACCTTTAGGCTGCGAGTTTACCGCCGGAGAGCATCTTCGCCACGAACAGGAAGTCCTGACGGCTGATGTCACGCTCCATCTCGGTCATCACGTCCATCTTCATGACGAGCGCGACCGCGTCCATCTGCCAGCAGATGCCGCGAGTCAGGGAGAAGTCGCCCTGATACTTCGCCTCGTCGTCCGAGGAGAGGTCCTGACCGTTCGGGAGGAGGTTGGTACGGCAGATGTCGATGCCGTTGTACGAGATCGGGGCCGGGAACATCGGCACCGCGCCGGGCCCGAACTGCTCCTGACCGCCGGACGGGCCGTACTTGCCCTCGTTCTCCATGAACAGGGGCGTGCGGCCGTTGTTGAGGTCGGCAGCGCTACGCGGCGAGCCGAACTGGCGGACGCCGTGCCATCCGGGCACGTCGAGGGCGCACTTGCGGCCCATGAAGGGGACGCGGAGCTGGTCCCAGCGCTCGATGTTCTGGTCGAGGGCAGTCAGGAGGTTACCGACCTGATCGTCCGAAGGACGGTCACCGGCGTTGACCTGAAAGTCCACCGATCGAGCAGTACCAGCACCGTCGGTGCCGCCGCCGGGGAAGTTGGAGCCCGACCCTCCGAAGGCCGAGGTCGGAGTCTCGCGCGAGGCGTTGATGAGGAGCCGCAGGGTGTAGCGGTCCTGAGCCTCGGCGAGGGCCTGAGCCGACTGAGCCGCCATCTCGGAGCGGGTCTCAAAGTGGCTCATCATCTGGTCGATGTCGTCCAGACGGAAGTGGCTCACGAGGGCCCGCTCGTCGAGCGTGATGGTCAGCTCGGTCTGCTCGCTGTCGAGGCCGAGGAGCTTGGTGCCGACCGCGTGCCGCTCAGCGCCGATACCGCCGAGGCGGGGGAACCGGGCGGTGTTGCCGGTGGCAATGTTGGCCCGCTTCACCATCGAGCTGACGTAGACGTACTCGTTGAAACGAGTGAGAACCTCGCCGCCAAAGACAGGGAGGTAAAGGTCATCGTAACTCGGCGCGGTGAGAGCGGAGTTGGACCCGAAGCGAATCGGGTTGGAGGGAGCCGCCATGGGCATCTCCTTGTACTAGGGGTGGGGTGCCTTGTAGGTTGTCCGCTCTCGTGAGGTTGTCCGCAACGTGCGGGCCTCGGACGGGGCCTACTCTCCACGGGGCTCCGGGCTGGGGCGCTGGGCGGCCATGCTCCGGTCCGTGGGGGCTGATACAAACTGCGCGGGCGGGAGTCGAACCCGCATCTCCCGACTAACACGCCGGGCGCTCTACATTGAGCTACCGCGCAAGGGGTCAAGTGACGACGCCCTGATCGTACGCCGACGGGTCGATGCCCGCGTTCATGCCGAGGCGCTTGTACACCATGGCCCGGTAGTCGGGGTCGGTGCGGTAGCGCGGGTCGGACATGGCCTGCTGGCGCTCGGCGGCGTCGCGGAAGGGCTTGATCTGGGAGTTGGCGGGCGGGGCCGGGCCGCCGCCCTGAGTATCCACGAGGGTGCCGGGCTCTCCGAAGGCCCCGGCGGCGCGTGCGCGCTCCCTGAGGCCAAGGAGGACCATCTCCCCGTTGGGCCCCTGCAGGTCGGCGAGGAGGCGCTGGCGCTGCTCGGCGGGCATGTTCTGCTTCGCCCACGCAAACGTGGCGTCCAGCGCCTCACGGCCGCCCACGAGGTCCGCAGCGCGGGCCATGTCGGCGGTCTGCTTGGCCTTGAGGCCCTCGACGGTGTTGGTCACGACCTCGTCGGGCACGCCGAGCTGTCGGAGCTGCTCCTGCGTCTGGTCGGACACGGACCCCTTCGTGGCGATCTCGGATCGGAGGGCGTCCCACGCCTGATTGGGCTCCACCCGAGGCGCGTCGTTGAGCGCGTCGGCAAAGGTGCCCTGCTCGGGCGACGGTGCCGGAGGGTCAACGGGGCTCGGAGGCGGCGCCTCGTTGCGAGGGGCCTCATGCACGACGTTGTCGGCGTCGGGGGCCCCGCTCTGTCGGCGCTCCAGCTCAAGGTAGGAGCCCAGCAGGGCGTCCACGTTGACGGTTCCGTCCTCGCCCCGGAACTTGGCCGGGACCTGCGAGGGGTTGTTGAGGGCAAGGCGGACGGACGCTTCGGCGCGCCCCTCGGGGGTGCCCAGATCGGGCTGGGTGTTCTGTTCGTCGCTCATGGGGTCTCCTCAGTGGGTCGGTTGGCGGCGGCCTGCATGCCCATCATAGCGGCCTGCTGGGCCATGGCCTGCTGTTGGGCGGCCTGCTGCTCCTGCTGGAGCTGTTGCTCGGTCTTGACGCGGCCGTCGGTCTCAAGGCCCATGGACTGCCACCAGTCTCGGGCGATGGCGGGCCAGTTGAGGACCTGCAGCGCCTCAGGCGGCAGGTTCCGCATCCGCTCGATGGCGGCGTCGAGCTTCTCACGCTCGGCCTCGCGGTTCAGGATCTCCAGACCGGCGCGGATGCGCATCTTGACGAAGCCGCCCTGACGGTTGATCTGGTCAACGATCTCCTTGGGCAGCTTGGGCTGGCCGTTGTCGCCCTGCTGGCGGCTCATGACGTACAGTACGCGCCGCAGGATGGGCTCCTGCAGCTCACGAGCGATCATGGACAGCACGCCGCCCAGCTGGCCCTCCAGCTCCTGCGCGAGGAGGGAGACCTGTCGGGCGGTGACGCGCTCGCCTTGGGGCTGCACGGCGCTGTTCATCAGGAACCGGCGGCCGACCACCTGCTCGCGGTGGGCGAGGGCTTGGAAGGTGGCCTGCACCTGCGCGGCGTTCTGGAACTGGAGAGGGAACACGTCGCCGGGCGAGGCCGGAACGAAGTCGCCGTTGATGGACCGCTTGAGGTCCTCGATGTCGGTGATGCCCGCCGGATTCACGCCCCACCGATACTCGGCGTTGAGCATGACCCCGTCGAGCAGGGCCGCGGCGAGGGCGTCGAGGGCCCGGATGTCGCCCATGGTGTCCTCCACGAGGGAGACGCCGTAGGGCTCACCGGCCACCCCGCCCCAGCGCACGGGGAAGTAGGGCGACACGTCGTGGACCTTGCGGCCCACTTCCCGGTCCCGGAACTCCTGCACCACCTCGACCTTGCCGTTGGGCAGCTTGGTCACCTTGGTGTACAGGGCCTCCCACTCCTCGCCATGGGCCGCCGTGTAGACGTACGGCGGGGACGTGGGGTTGGGCGTGCCGCCCTTGGGGAGGTCGGGCTCCTCGTCGGGCAGCACGGCCTCGCAGAGGATCAGCTCAAACCACTCCCCCTCGTGCTTCCGACGGACCACGAACTGGTCGAAGCGGAACACGCGGAAGTTGAGGTTGTCGTCCATGTGGACCACGCAGTCGCCGATGACGATTGCGTGCTTGAGGGCGAGGTGGACGGCCGACCGGAGGTTGGTCGGGGCCAGCTCGTCCATGACGCGCATCTCCAGCCGGGCCATGCCCGCGTTCAGCTCGGTGTCGTCCCGGCCCTGAGGGGCCACGGGGGAGTCTACGAGCAGCTCAAAGACCGACTGGCCGTTGAGGGGGAACACGACGCTGGTGATGCGGGATGCGAGGGCATTGGCACCCTCGGCGGGGAGCATGCTGAATGGCACAGGCAGGTCGGTGTGGATCGACTTGCCTTCGTACGGCAGCATGGACGGGATCGTGAAGGCGGCGCACTCTCGCTTGCGGTCCAGCGCGCGGCTTCGGTCGGTGTCGAGGCGGTAGAACTCCTCGCGGATAGTCATTAGCCGAGCCCCAGAACGCCGGGTCCGAAGGAAGTGAAGAACTGCTGCGAGCCGAGGTCGATCGACTCGGGGTCGAACGAGAGCTGCTGGAAGAACCCGGCAAGGTCTTCCATGTCGATCTGCTCAAACTCGGCCATCTGCCGCTCAGGCACCGCCTGCAGCGACTCAAAGGTGCCGCCGACCTGTCGGCGCTCCCCGAATCGATCGAGGTCCTCAGCGCTGGTCCTCTGCACCTGCAGGGCCAGAGCGGCGGCCTGCCTCCGGCGCGCGAGTCGGCGGGCGTTCTGCGCGCGGATCAGGGCTTCCTGCTCGTTGGGGATGGGGAGGCCAGTGACGGTCTCCCCGCCGGACTGAATCTCCGCCATGGGAGGACTCCTTGGGGTTCTGTGCGCGGTATGCGGTGCGCAGGGCGGCGACGGTTGCGTCGATTCCGGCCTGCATGCTGAGCTGTGCGAGCGCCGCCTCGCCGGTGGAGGGGTGGGCACGGGC